TCAAATACCCGGGCTGTTTTCACTTCCGGCCGGCTTCTCGAAGTTGGCTGCCTTTGCGCTCTCGAAGGTCACACCGCCGGCGCGGTGGTCCGACTTGGCCATGTTCAAATAGAACGAGCACACAACGCCGTGCGCTGTCCAGGGTAGGCCTACCATGGCAGACAGCCAGGGGAGGGAGCCGGTGTAGCCCCTGTGGATACAGTAGGCAGCCAGCAGCAGACCGCCCACGGTGACCACCCATAGCAGCGACCGGATGTCAGATACCAGCCGCTTGGAGTATTCCGGCTTTTTCCCTTTCGTTACCTTGATGGTCATGCCTTGCCGATGATCTTCGCAAAGCGATAGAGCACCGTGGCGAACTGCTCACGGGTCAGGACATCCTCCCACATACAGTTCGGCTCGCCGTCGATTTCTGTGCCGTTGCCGGTGATCAGGCCGACCTCCTGCGCCCACTTCCGGGCCTCCTCGCTGTATGCGCTGCTGTCGTTGTCCTGCAGGCTCTTACGAAGCTCATACCAATGCTGCATCCAGTCTTCGTGTGTCACGTCCTCCTCAGCCTCCTTCTGCTGGTTATATGCGCGGGCATCCACCCACCAGTAATATTTGACCTGACTTCGGAAAGTCTCCGGATCGCCCTCAGTCCTGACCTTCCTGGTGCTGGCCGGATCATTGATGTGGATCTTGTTGTCTGCCCACCACACCACTACGAAATGCCCGCTGGAAGTCCACAGTCCTTTGTTCATCAGAGCGATGAGGTAATAGCCCTCCTGCAGCATGGCCAACGCCTTTGCATGGTTGTCGTGATTCGGCTTTCCGTAGGTGTTTGTCCAGTTCAGCATATCGCATTTGATGCCGAATGCCTCAAACTGGGGCTTGAAGTAGGAGTAATAGGTGCCCTGCTTCAGAGCCTTGTAGCCGTGCTCGATGGACCACTTGCAGGCATCCACCGGCGTGAAGGCCTTGCCTGTGAGCGTCTCGATCAACATGGCCGCGGCGGTGGGGCCACAGCCGGAACCGCCGATTGTGGAATTCTCACCCGGAACACGGTAGGGCTCGGCCTTCCAGCGGCCGTCTGTCTGGAGGTACAGGATTGGTCGCTTATTCATGGGAACGCTCCGTGTCCTGGTTCATTCCCGAGATGCCCTCCTGGGTCTTCGTGGCCAGCCATGCGCCGGTCTTATTCAGCGTGGCCACGATCACATCAATCTGGTGATCCAGCCAGGATGTGACCTTGATGCCGGCAGCCTGCAGCTGGGCGATGACCAGAGCCTTCTTGTCCGCGCCCATGCCAGAGCCCTGAATGGTACTCTCAGCCTTGTTGATGAGATCCGTGGCGAGCTGGAGTACCGCCTGACGATTGCCTTTGATTAGAATGGCCAGGATGAAGCAGCCCAGCGCCGCCACACCGTAGATCAGAATTTCATGCAGTTCCATGTCAACGTCTCCTTTCAGTCTCCATGTGCTTTTTTATTCAGGAACTTTTCAATCTTATTGATCGCTTCGGACACAGGCCCGTTGCACCCCTGCTCCTTCAAGCCCTTCAGGCAGGCCAGGACGCCGTATGTAAGAAGAGTCTGCTCCTCATTGATGCCGCGCATATCCTCGGTCAGAGCCTGCTTCAGGGCTTTCATATCGGCTTCGTGCTTTGCCTTCAATGCCGCAATGTCTGTGGTCTGCTTCTCCTGCTGGTCGAACCAGCGCACCCCCTTTGCAAAGCGCTGGATCAGCAGGAGCGCCGCCGTAATGACCGCTCCAGCGGTCACGATAGTCTGCGGCGTCAGTTCAATCATCATCCCGTCAGGCCTCCCAGTCCACCCACTCTCCCATCCAGACCTTGATGACGCCGTCCACAAGGTAATAGGCATTGTTGATCAGCGGAACACCCTCGCTATACGGGATGGGATTCTCAGCACTGGTTCCAACGGGGTTATCCTGCTCGATGTAGTCCTTTCTGACCTCCACATCGTTCACAGAAAAGATTTTCCAGTCAAAACCCAACTTGTCGCTCTGCCCCATTTTGACGGTGATTCCGCCGGCGGACTGCACCAGCTTTCCGTCCATAACGGCCCCCTTCACGGCGGCGAGTTTCTCAGTTGTCATCATAAGCTGCCTCCACTTCTGCCAGCTGTGCGTTGGCAACGGAAAGATTTTCTTCGCTCCGGGCAAGCTGCGCGGCCTGCTCTGTGATGATGCTGTCCTTCTCAGCGGCAGCGCTCTCCAGCTCTGCAATCTGTTCCTGATACTGCGTCACATCGCCGAGATACTGGCTTGCCGTCTGCAACTCTACCGTGTAGTAACGGCCGCTGTTGTTGTACTTGATATCAACGACCTTAAAGCCGTAGCCCTCCGGGAGGCCCTGTTCGTTGGCATCCTCGCTGAGACGCTGGATCGTGGGCTTGGCCCAGTTGATCTTCTCAATCTGCTCCAGGAAGGCGTCGTCCCGCTCGAAGATCACCGAATAGCGGCCGTTGGCCGAATAGTGACGACTGATCGGCCCTGCCGTCACACCGTCGATCTTCCAGCGTTTTCCGAAAAATCTGCCCATAAGAATTTCCTCCTCTTACTCTTTTGCATGGATGCAGAACATGGATTCCAGCTGCGCCCATGTTGTCGGGTTGTCCTCAAAATACTTCCAGGTCATATTTACGCTTTCCAGATCAGCCCATGTGATGCCGCTGATCACAAAGCGCAGGTGTGCCGGCTTAATCTGCTCTACAACAGTCTTCAGCTCTGCCACGTCGATGGCAGCCAGCTGGTTTTTCTCGCCCCAGAAGCTGAGCGAAAAGCTGTAGTCATCGTTGACCTCTACTTTCGCCTCATAGCCGGTGAGTGTCTCTGCCAGTCCGCGGATCATCTCCGAGGTGGTATTGCCGCTGGCCACGAGCTTCTGCCGGATGGCCGCGCGGCGGGTCGCCAGCGGCAGTGCGTTGTCGCTCTCAATGCCAACCTGTTGCTCCCAGAGGGCGAGCCCCCAGGTGGCTGTGTCTACGAAGAATTGCGCCATCACATCCTCCAGCGCGGCCTTCGCCTCCAGACTGGCGTCCTCCAGCATATCGATCAGCGCCCTGCTCTGCTCCGATATGTAGTGATACGCGGGGACCTGCTCCCGCTTCGGTAAAACGCTCATACGCTCATCCCCTCTCAGCTGATGGTGACCGTGCCGACCACCGCCGCGTCCTCCGGATTTAGCGTAATGGCCGACATACCACCGTCCACGGTCAGGGTGGTGTAATCGGCCACGCCCGGACACTGTAGCAGGCAGGCCAGGAAGCGGCTGAAGGGTACCGTTACCGTTTCACCGAAGGTCTGGCTGAGCAGCAGTTCGGTCACAGCGACCGTCAGCTGATTCTTCACATCATCGGCAGAGTAGCCATCCAACCGCGTGACAGTTGCGGTTAGCGGGATCGGCCGTGTGGTCACACTGACAACGGTGACGGTGGCGCCAATGGGGCGCTCCTTCTCGATGTGGTCATAGCAGGCTTTCCGGATCGTCTCATCCACCGGCCCGCGATCTGCGCCGGCAATGATCACACGGACCGTGCCGTTTCCATTCCACAGCGGTTCGCAGTTTGCGTAAGCAACGCCGTTGACCTCGGTGGCCCAGGTAATGTAGTGGTTCTTATTGCCCGATGTAATGGGCAGCGTCCTGCGCTGATGATACCGTGCGAAGAAATCGGCGTCGCTCTCCACATCAGTCCCGCCGGTGGCGGCCGCCGCATTTGTCACGCCGATCACGCCGGCGATATTGACATACAGAGATGTGATACTGCCCGACGGCAGGTTGTAATCAGAGCCTACCTCCGCGGCCTCAGCGGCCGCTGTGGCGCTTCCGTTAGCGATGGTGGCATCCTTGGTCGTCAGGAACTGCAAGCCGCTCTCAGGCGCGTATAGGGCCGTTCCCGCGGCAATGTAAGTGCCGTCCGTGCCTGTGAATGTGACCCCCACCGTGGCTTTCGTGCCGGGTGTGCGTGTCATGCCCACCTGCGCGGCGTTTTTGTCGATGTACTCCCCGGAGGTCTCGTCCGGGAATACCATGTGCAGCAGGCTCGGAAACTGCTGATACAGCTTGAAGAGCTGGTATGCCGCCACGCTCACCAGTGTGTTGGCATAAGAGCCCTCACGGGTGCTGATGTCAGCCCCGCCCACCTGCAGATCGGAAAGCATACTTACCTTGATGCTCTCCGGCGTCAGCTCGTCATAAGGCGATGTCACACTCATCTACCGTCACCTCCCCATAGATGGTCGTTAATTTGAAGTTCAAATGAAGAACGGAGCCTTCGAGGTTCACGCTTACCTGTGTCACATTCGTGATATAGGGGTTCACCTGCAAGGTCTCCCGCACGACGCGGACGGCCTCCGCCTCCCGCACCTCGCTGGAGTATGCCGCCCCCAGCAGCGTTTCTCCGTCAAGTCCGTAGTCCATGCTGAATACATCGTGGGCGAATCGCTCGGTGTGCAGCGCGTTCCACGCCCATACCAGCACCGCCCGGGCACCAGTCACATACACCGGATTGCCGCCCTTCCAGACGGGCTTGTTCGTCCGAAAATCCCAATCCACCTCGCGGTAGAGAGGAAGACCCTCGGTAGCCGTCAGCGCCCCAACATCCGGCTGGCTGATCAGGGGAAACAGGCTCATAGCCTCACCATCCTCTCTACCAGATAGTAGGTCTGCCCGTCGTCCGAGCGCATGAGCAGCACCTCATCGCCGGTCCTGATCACAGTCGCGCCATAGACGTACTCTTCAGGACGAACCGCGAAGCCAGTGCCAAGCCCGCAGGAGCACGGGAACCGTGCGGTCGGCAGCCTTGCCCGAACCCCGCGCCCCTCGATCGGCTTGTCCTGGATGAAGTTTGAGTACATCGACTCCGGCACGCAGAGATCGTCCCTGTCCAGATCCAGCCCATCCGCGCGGATCTTCAGCGGCCGCAGGGAGAGCACCTTTCCGATGGCGTAATAGGCCGGTGTCTGCTCCCGTGCCTGTTGCCGGATATGATTGTTCAGCCCCAGATAGGGGTCCCGTGCTTCATTCATGCAATCTCACTTCCCGCGTTGGCTGTTGCCATGACATTCCGGCAATTCAGCGTCAGCTTTGTGTAGTAATTTCTGTTTTTCCATGTATGGGAATCCGCGTCGATCCAGAAAACGCCGGTTAGGCCGGTCTTGGCCTCCCGCACCACCACGGTCTCGCCGGTCAGAAGCCCCGTATCGCCCAGGACATTGACCGTCACGGTCTTCTGAAGCTTGCCGTCCTCCAGCGCCTTTTTTGCCGTGGCATCAGCATCGGCCTCTTTCCCCGCGCTCTGCGTGATATGCTGTTCCATAACGCCGCACAGCTTCTGCGCAGCGCTGTCGCCCGTTCGACGCAGGAAATTGCCGTTGGCATCGTAGATGGCCACACTGTTGACCATCTGCGTCGCGTCTTCCTTTGTCACGGCGTTCATCAGATTGGACGCTGCCTTCAGCACCAGGCTGGAGCTGCTGACGGTGCGCTCCTTCACCAGAAGGCCGTCAGGCGTATAGCGGATGGCATAGACCTTTCCATCCTTTTCGCTGGCCAGTGTCCACGCTGTCGTAATCAGCTGGTTCAGCCTCACCGCCGCAAACTTCCGCCAGAGCCGCACTCCTGTGCTGGGGAGTCCCGCCACGGGGATCTCCCGGTCGGCGCAGGCCAGGCGCGTGATCTCCTCCGGCGAAGCTCCGGTGAATTTGTAAGTACCATCGTTGCGCTGAAGATAATAGCCGTAGTCGAAAGCTGTGAAGCTCATCGTGCTGTCCTCGGAGCCCAGGCTCCGCTGGAGAACAATGCCCTCAAAGAGCTTCTTGCCCCCGTCAGCCATGGTGAGAAGATCTCCAATCTCCGGCACCGGGAGCCCGCTGCCTTCTATATACGCCACCTCGCCGGTTAGCTGACGGCTGATGGTGGCCTTGTCTCCCGACCATGTCCAGTAGGACAGGATCTTAGTGATGTCCCGTGTGCCGGAGGTCGGTTTGCTCAGATAGATCTTCATGCCGAGCCCCCCAACAGAACGGCCTCAGACGGGATCTGGATTGTCGCGCCCGGATAGATGAGGTGCGGATTTTTGATCCCGTTGTATTTGGCCAGTGCATTATAATACTTGGCGGTGGACTTCCCGTAATACCGTCGGCAGATCATGGACAGCGTATCCCCTGAAACGATTGTGTACGCCTGCGCCTTTTTAGATGGCGAGGCGCCCGCAGCCCTGCCGCTGTTCTGCGTACCGGCGGCGGTTTCCGTTTCCTTCGCCTCCAGATCGCAATACTCGCGGACAGATACCGTGATGCTTCGGTCGCCAGTGCCGTCCGACTCCCCCTGGGTCACATCCTCGATGTAAACCAGCGTGTTGATTTCCGTTCCGGTGATCACAAGGCGGACTGTCTTTTCATCGGTTGCCCAAGCGGTCAGATAGTCCAGATAATACTGCGGATCCACATGAGCGCCCGCCTCGATCCACGGGTAATCCTGTGCAGGCAGCAGAAAGTCGAAGTTGCCGGAAAACCGTGTAAGGCCGCCCGGGCGGTAGACATCACCCAATTCGTTGATGTTGATGGTCTCTATGCGCTTGCCGCTGGTCCACTGATAACGCTCCGGCGTCACAGGCATTACCAGGGAAACGCCATCTCGGATAAAACAGACCTGCATCGCGTTACCCCCTCATACCAGCCAGCTGCATCTTCTGCAGCAGCGCCGCCGCGACGCGGTCAACATCCGCATCCTCGCGGATCGTCGTGCCGTACATCACGATCTGGATGCCGCCGGAGCTGCCCTCGCTCCGTGCCTCTACGGCGGTCTGTACGCGCTCACCTTGGTGGAGCAGGGCAGGGAAGTTATCATACGGAACATAGTCAATGCCCGTGGCGTACCCGCTGCCAGTATAGACTGCGCTGCGGGGGAGCTCGCCGGTGGGCGTGTAAGTGTAATCCGACGCAGAAAGAGCGGCTTGATAATTCGCTTTTCTTGCGGCCGCCAAGCCCTTCGTGAATTCCTGTCCCTTTTCGTAGCCGGCATCCCAGTAATCCTGGTTAAGACCCGTGTCGTTGCGGATCGCCGTAACAAGCGACATCTCGGACTCCAACGCCAGCTGCGCCCCGTCGCTGGCGTTATACTCATTCATGCCCTGTACCTTAGCCTGCATGATGAGCTTGCCCATCTCTGCGGCATCGCCCTCGGCCTTGGCTGTCTGATATTCGTCAGAAGCCATCATGGCATCCATGGCGTCGCGGATGTACTGCTCTTTGCTGTTTTCCAGTTCAGCCTGCCATGCGCCGATGGCACGGTTGGCCTCCTCAACGGCTGCGCCGCTCTCGCCGCTCATCCAGTCCATTTGGGCCTGCAGACCCTCCTTGCGGCCATCGTTGTAGCCCTCGCCCATGGCGGCATCCATGTCAGCCTGGAAATCGGCCAGGTTATCCACCATGGCGTCATAGGTGGTGGCCAGCTTCTCGGACAGGCCGCCGTAGGTCTCGTTGATGTAGGTGAGAATGGCCTCCGCCGCATCGGCTCCGCTGATCTTGCCGCCGGTCACCATCTCGGCGATCTTCGACTTGTCCGCGCCGGTGGAGTTGGCCAACGCCTGATACACATCCACGCCCCGTTCGGAGAAGTAATTGAGGTATTCCTGCGTGGCCTTGCCGGTCGTTCTCATGCGGCTCAAGCCAGAGATGAACATATTGACATCCGAGGAATCCAGGTTCAGACCCGCCGAAGCGTCCGACAGTGTCTGAAGCACCGACAGCGTTTTATCCCCGTCATAGGTGTTCAGCAGCAGCTTACTGTAGCCGGTGATCTCGTCATAGTTGTAGTTGGTGGAGGTGGCCATGGTCTTGACACGCTTCAGATAGGCGTCCGCTTCTTCCTCGCCCATCCGCTGGGCAAAAGCCATGCGTGTCTGCTCACGGCTGCCGGCGATAGAGCTGCCGGAGGTGAGGGAACTGCTCTGCTCACCAGTGACAGTCTCATAAGCGTCTTCTACATAGGACTTGAAGGCGTCGTCCTTCTTTTCGTAGATCTGAAGGCCGCCGGTCGCTGCACCGATTATGCCTCCAGCAGCTGCTCCGATTGCCGCACCCGCAGGGCCGAATAGTGCTCCAGCAGCGGCTCCGGTAGCCATCGAAGACAGCATAGACGATGCCATGGTACCAGCGGTATCTCCTCCAAGACTTCCAGCCAGACTGCTGCCCGCGCTCAGCGCGAGATCTTTGGCCATATCGCCGATGCCGCTGGCGGCAACCGCTGTTGCAAGCTCGCTCACTTTTTTCGCGCCGCTGGATCCGCCAGGCCGATTCTCTACCTTGGAGATCGCCTTCTCCGTATCCCGGGCAGCGGTGGTCACAGCCTTCATGTTACGAACAATATTGTCGTAATTAGCCTGGGCCAGTTCTTTTTTCAAACCATCCGCGGCGGAATGTGTCAGATCGAACTGTTTCTCCGCGGCCTTCAGCTCGGCTTTGGCCTTTGAAGCGTCCAGTTTGAGGGAGTATTTATTTTTATTCAGCGCATACAGGGTGTCCTCCAGCTGGTCAACATCTTTGCTGAAAGACTTGGTGACCGACGACATCTTCTTCATGGCTTCCGAATATCGGTCGGTCGCCTTGACCACAATGGACGCATCGGGCATGATTTTCCCTCCTCTCCTTGACAGTTTTTCTCAATCGTGGTATAAGGAAACTGAGGTGAATGCTATGAAATGGAGCGAAGTCCCCGGCGGCATCAAATTCCTTCTTGGCATGGTTGCAGTGCTCTGTATTGTGTCTTTTATTTTTCTGATTTGGATGGCCGTCTGAACCGCTTTCCCGTTGAGGGAAGGCGGTTTATTTTTTGCGCTTTTTCGTAGCCTTCAACGCTTTTTTAGGCGGCGCGCCTTTTCGGGCCTCCGCCCGCTGGTTCGCCTCAAAGGACGACAGCGCCAGGATCAGGTCATGCCAGCCCGTCTCGCCCTCCCACAGAGCCCGCAGATCCGCAAGACCCCAGTTGTGGGCGGAAAACAGGTAGTACAGCAAGCCCAGCTCCGGGTCGCTGCCGTCCGTCAGGCGTTTTTTACTTCGCTGATGGTCATGCGGCGATAACCGCTCAGCCGCTCCACCGCCGCGCTCAGATCCGCGATCTCACCGGCCAGCAGCATCCGCTTCACCGCATCCGCCGGCGTAGCTCCGCCGAACTTTTCCTGCAAACGCTCGTCCTTCAGATCCGGCTCCGCGCAGCCCGCCAGCAGAATATGCACATCGGTGTCCTGGGTGAAGCGCTCGATGTCATGCACCTTGCCATAGGGGAGAGCCTTCAGCTTGAAGACAACGTCCCGCCCCGCCAGCGTGCTCAGCCGTTCGACTTTATACTCCGCCGTGGGCAGCTCCTTCTCCACGTTGGGGATCGTACCGCCCAGCAGGGTATCCAACACAGAAACCTGTTCCTTGCTCTTCATCATCTCATTTGCCATTTCGCTTTACCTCCAAATTGAAATCGGCCTCGCCTCATCGATGAGGACGAGGCCGATTGTTGTCTCAGGAATCCAGAACTTTGAAGCTCTCCGCCGTGAACGGGGCCTCGATCTGGCCCAGCTGGGCAGCCTGCCAGTCCGCCAGCGTCAGGTCATCGAAGGACACGCCGGACACAGAAATGCGCTGGTTGTCAGGGTTGTCGGGATCGTCCAGGTTGCTGATGATGGTATGGCGCAGGTCCTTGCCCTGCTGAATCGCCTCCGCCTCCAGTTTAATGAGGCGGCTGGTGGCGTTGTAGATGCGGATCGTGCCGGTGACCGCTACGCCGGTCATCTTCTTGCCTGCCACCAGTGTGCGGCAGCGCTGCACGTCCTCCTTGGTCTTGTTGACCTTGATCTGGCAGCCGTAGCACTCCGCTACCTGCTCACCGTCCAGCCAAAGCTCGCCCCAGGTACCGCTGCGTACTTCCGCAGCATTCAGAATATCAGGCATCTTTCCCCCTCCTTATTGCGCTTCCAGCGTGATGTGGAAGTCCTCCATGGCATCCAGCACGTGGCCGTAGAGATACAGGAACACGTGGCTGCCGGTATCTTCCTTGCGCAGGGCCTCATCGGTCAGCGCCTTGATGCGGGTGACCTCCTCGACATCGCCGGCCTCCGTGGCCTGCTCCAGCAGATAGGCGCGGATGGCCCCCGCGTCCAGCTCTGTGCCGGAGCTGCCCTCCTCGATTACATTCTGCGCCTCCAGTGAAGCGAAGAACTCGGAAAAAGCGGTCAGCAGGATGCACTTATTGTCGTAGGTGTTGGCGCACTTTCCCAGATACTCGTCCTCCACGGTGGTGATGGCGTAGTAGCGGATCAGGTCCAGTGCGGACACCAGCTTGATCTTCTTCAGCATCTCCGGCTCGTCATCTGCCAGTGTTGTCTTGCTCGTCACGGCGCGGCTCAGCTTGATACGGCGGCCATCGTCGATCAGAAACAGCTTGCCTGCGTCCACGGCGGCGTCAGGATCGGCCTGGGCATCCACAGCGGTCAGCTCCCCCAGTGCGGCGTAGGTGGCGCTGCACGCGGCGGGAGTGCCCGCCAGCACACCGGCAATGCGCCCTGCGTACTGGGCAGCGGTGAAGGTCGTGGCACCGGCTTTGATCCCGGAAGAAACAAAGTTGATTACGCCTTCATCATCTGCGGCGGTGTTGGGCAGCACGGCCTTGCCGATATAGCGCTTCACACGCTCTGCCTTAACAAGGCCGGCCAGCGCAGTCGCATCGGCACTAGTGATGGCCGTCGGCCCTACCAGATAGTCATAGCTGTGCACGGCCAGAGACTGAAAGCCAGTGGCAATGGCCGCGTCCGCGCCGATGACGCTGACATAAACCACATCCGGCTTTGTGATGTAGCCCACCATCGCCCGCTTGATGGCCGCGATATTGTCCGCCCCCAGCTCGGAGGGAATGTCGCTCTCGCGGTTGATGGTATAAAGACCGTTTGCCTTGGCATCCCGCAGGATCATGGCCACGATACCGGCAGAAAC